GATGGTTTCGACCTGGCAGAATATTCTCCCCGATAGAAGATAAAAAAATGTATAAAAGTTTTATTAACTTTGTAAACACTAATCAAATCTAATCAAATGGCTGAATTTAAAGTTAGAGAAGTGGGCTTCGAAGAAGAGAAATCCACTCAGGAGACGGAGGCAGCGCTTTTAGATAAGCACGCCGAAGAACAAGGGGAACCCGTAGGGGAACAGAAAGTAGAAGAAAGCGTCGTTAGCGCTGAAGGTGTTGTTGTCGATGTGCAGCACGCCAATGAAGAGGAGGAAACCAACACCATAAAGGCTGTGGTTCCCAACGAAGTGCTGACTGACGACAGTGTTCTTTCATATATTAAAGACAGGTACGACAAAGATGTCAACAATCTTAACGACCTTTTCGACGAAAGAGAAAGTAATGACGCCCTCCCTGAGGATGTCAGCGCCTTCCTTAAGTTCAAGAAAGAGACGGGAAGAGGAATTGAAGACTTTGTCGCTGTAAATAAAGATTACGACAAGGCTAATCCTGATGATCTCCTTTATGATTACTGGAAGCAGACGAAGCCACACCTTGACAACGAAGATATAGATTTCGAGTTGGATAGCAAGTTCGGTTTCGATGAAGAGGTTGATGAAGAGGATGAGGTAAGGAGACGCAAGATAGCCAAGAAGGAAGAGCTTGTAAAAGCCAAGGAATATTTCGGTAAGCAGAAAGAGCAATACCAGATGCCGCTTGAGTCAAGGGCAGAAGGCGTTCCCGATGCTGACAGAGAAGGTTACGAGGCTTACAGGAAATATGTCGAGGAATCGAAAGGTTTGCAGGATGTTAGTGAGAAGAAGAGAAAGATTTTCGAAGAGGAGACGGGGAAAGTCTTTAACAAGGATTTTGAAGGTTTCAAATTTTCTGTTGAAGGAAAAGATCTACTCTACAAGCCGGCGGAAGCCGATAAGCTTCGGGAGTCACAATCCGACATTAACAATTTTATTACCTCTCATCTTGATGATGAGGGCGTTATAAAAGACGCTGCGGCCTATCATCGTTCTATCGCTGTCGCAATGAACCCAGAGTCATTTGCTAAGTTCTTTTATGAGCAAGGCAAGTCTGATGCTGTTGATGATTACTCTAAGGAGTCTAAGAACATCGATATGAATGTTCGCAGTGCTCCGGAGGCATTATCGAAGGGAGGGTTTAAAGTAACGGCATTGAATGACGATCACGGTAATCGGCTTAGGATCAGGAGTCCTAAAAATAGATAATGTATTAATTAAAATTTAAATAAAATAACAATAATATGGGAGTATTAGCAACTCCATCTTATTCATTGACCCCATCGTCATCCAAGACGGTATCGCCAACTAACTATTTGACGAGTGCCGATTTTACTTGGTTGCAGCAGTATCTACCGGATACTTACGAGAAGGAATTTGAAAGGTATGGAAACAGAACGATTTCATCATTCTTGAGAATGGTGGGAGCAGAATTGCCTACTAACTCTGACCTCATAAAATGGGCAGAGCAGGGCAGACTACACACTAAATTTACCGGATGTACAACTACAACCGCAGCGGGAGCTACAGCATCAACTGTTATTCCTTATATCACTGCGGGTGGTGTAACTTGTACTTTTAGAGTTGGTCAAACTATATTTATTTCAGAGGAAGGCGTAGGAGCAACAGCTTCAAATAAAGCTATCGTAACGGCAGTAGGTGCAGACACCGCCGCCGCATCAGTAGATTCTTTTGAGGTAGCATACTATGAGGCTTCACAGGCGGTTGCTGCCGCTACTAATTGTACCGTTTTTGTTTATGGTTCTGAGTTCAACAAAGGAGCTAACGGCATGACGGGGTCATTAGATTCTGAAGATGATATTTTTTCAAACAAACCTATCATTATCAAAGACAGATATCTTGTCAGCGGTTCTGATATGGCACAGATCGGGTGGATCGAAATAACTACCGAGGATGGTGCTGGCGGATATCTCTGGTATTTAAAATCAGAGCATGAAACCAGACTTCGTTTCGAGGATTATTTGGAGATGGCGATGGTTGAAGGTATCCCTACGGTTGCGGGTAGTGGCTCTGCTGCTTTATCAGCAACAGGACAGCTTGGCAACCAAGGCACCGATGGTTTGTTTTATGTAGTAGAGAACAGAGGAAACGTATTCTCTGGCCCTCCGGCTGCTTTATCTGATTTCGATGCTATCATCCAGAGGCTGGACAAGCAGGGTTCTATTCAGGAGAACGCCTTGTTCATCAACAGAGCGACAAGCTTCGCTATCGATGATATCTTAGCTGCACAGAACTCTTATGGTGCTGGAGGTACCTCTTACGGATTGTTTGACAATGACGAAGAGATGGCTCTAAACCTTGGGTTCACAGGTTTCAAAAGAGGCTACGAGTTCTACAAAACGGACTGGAAATATCTTAACGACGCGACCCTAAGAGGGGACATTACAGGAGGAAACATCAACGGCGTACTTGTACCCGCTGGTTCTACTACTGTTTATGACCAGGTATTAGGTAAGAACGCTAAGAGACCATTCCTGCACGTTAGATACCGTGCTTCAGAATCTGAAGACAGAAGGATGAAGACGTGGATCACAGGCTCTGCCGGTGGTGCTGCGACTAGCGATCTTGATGCTATGGAGGTTCATTTCTTATCGGAAAGAGCTCTTTGTACTCTTGGTGCTAACAACTTCTTCTTATTCACATAAGGAGCTTATAAATAAAGAGGGAGCCTTAGGGCTCTTTCTCTTTATTTTATTTATTAAATCAAATTAAATCGAATCAAATGAAAACGAAATTAGAAGTAAAAAATAGGATCTATCGCCTTACAAGTAGGGCAACCCCATTATCATATATGTTGCAGAACAGAAACACCAAACACAACCCCTTGATGTATTTCGATGGGGAAGTAAACAGGTCTCTACGCTATGCAAGGAACCAGAAAACACCCTTTGAGGATGCCCAGGACGACAATCCTATCCTTGAGCCCATCATCTTTATAGACGGATTTTTAAGTGTACAGAAAGAGAACAGGGTATTGCAGGAGTTTTTATCTTGCCACCCCGGCAACGGAGGTGTCTTTGAGGAGGTCAACGACGAGCAGGATGCCGCTAAAGAGGTGGATTGGCTGGAGCTTGAAGTGGATGCTTTATCGGCAGCAAAGGGACTAGATATCGAGAAAGCGGAATCTATAGGGAGATTTATTATTGGAGGTCGCATCGATAAGATGACGACGAGTGAGCTGAGAAGAGACCTTATGATCTTTGCCAAGCAGAACCCCACGGAGTTCCTTGAGCTACTTAGCGACCCTGAGCTTGACCTTTATAATACGGCACAGAAAGCCATCGATGACGGACTATTATCGATCCGTAATGGCGGAAGGGATGTATTTTATAATCTCGGAAAGAATAAAAAGAAAATGCTTACGGTACCATTTGACCAGAAGCCCGTAGATGCTGTCAGCGCTTACCTCAAAACAAATGATGGCATTGAGTTGCTCAAAGTTTTAGAGAAGAAAATGGCTGTGGCATAAAAATATTTGTTTTGTCATCATCTTGAAGAGCATCCTAAAAAGGTGCTCTTTTTTTTTGTTATATTTGTAGTGTTTTTATTTTTTAATCATAAAATTTTTTTATTATGACAAAGTATTTAAAAGTCGCCATAACATCATTGCCAGATAGCTTGATGTCGGCGGACAATGTGGCTCATGTTTATAGTGCCAGTGCCACCTCTACTTCAACACGAATAGATTATACCGATGGCTCTACTACTACTATTACTCATAGCGCGCAAGTAGGTTTTGATTTTAGAGATGCGTTATCAGATGCTATGGTAGCATCACAGTCTGAGGCTTGGACTGATGTAGTATATGATGTATTAGTGCCATCAGCAGTGGCAATTTCAGCAATTTCTCACGCATAAAATATAAGATCATGGAAAAGTATATAAAATTTGCAGTTACTGCAAAAGGTACACAGACTCTTAGTTTATCAGATGTTAAATTGATAGAGTGTCAAACAACTACTTCTACTCACGTTCATTACCAGGTGGCACAGAAGGCAGTAATAGATCATGCGGCTGACGCAGGGGAGACTATTAGAGAGTCTTTGCAAAACGCAATGGTAGCTTTACACCAAACAGGTTGGACAAATGTAAGAGATACATGGACGCCGCCTCTTGCTATAAGTGACGTATTGGTAAGTGCTCTTTAAAATTATCGATAAACCTTATCTTTATTTTTATTGAGAAGCTATAAAGGAGAGCACTCTAAAAGGTGCTCTTTTTTTTTGCTATCTTTGTAATAAATTCATTCAGTATGATCAACGAGGTAAGAAATACAGTGATGGCGGTTTTAAACAAAGATAATAACGGATACGTCACTCCCGAAGAATTTAACCTATTTGCCCGACAGGCTCAACTGGAGCTATTTGAAGAGTACTTTTACGACTACGCCCAGTCGGTGGTGCTGATGAATAAGAGGAAATATAACAGCGGATACAGCGATATCCCCAAGCAGACGGAGGAGGTAATAGATATGTTCAGCCTTGAGTCGGGGGCATTAGCTAATGTCAGTAATGTCTTCACGCTGCCGACAGACTGGTATACCCTGACGGCAGTTAAATATAACAGCATCGATGTCGAGCAGGTGTCCCAGAACAAGTTGCTGGCGCTAACGACATCAAATCTTACCACCCCCACAACGACATATCCGGCATACCATCAGAACGGCGCCACCACATCGGCGATAGGCAACACCATAACAGTATATCCTACCACCATAACGAGTGGCATAACGGTGCTCTATGTGAGGTATCCCCTCAGCCCCAAGTGGACATATACTACTGCGGCAGGCTCTCCCGTCTTCAATCAGTCGGCGGCAGACTACCAGGATTTTGAGCTTCCCTCATCGGATATGCCTACGCTAACAAATAAGGTATTGCAGATGGCAGGGATGAATATCAGGGAGATGGCGGTAACACAATACGGGATGCAGGAAGAAGCTATTGAAGATCAAAAAGAAGTATAATGGCGTATATAACAAATTATAAATATTATGAGAATGACGGCACCGTCCCCAAGAATACCAACTGGGGGTCGTATCAATTCGTTAGCCTCAATGAGATAGTAAACAATTTCATGCTTATGTATGTCGGCGATGATAAGCTCGTCGATAACGTAAAGAGATATACCGTCCTCTTTCATGCCAAGAGGGGCATACAGGAGATTAACTATGACGCCCTCAATAACATAAAGGTCCTTGAGCTCATCGTCGGCGACGACTTGAAGTTCATCCTACCCCCCGACTATGTAAACTATATCAGGATATCGGTGGAGAAAGACGGCGTAGTGTATCCACTACATGAGAACACCAAGATAAACTATGCCAGAGAATACCTTCAGGATAACAATAACGACTTCCTCTTCGATCAGGACGGCGAAGTCCTTGAAGCCGAGAACTCAAACCTCGACAGGAACAGGCTCGCGGGGCTCCCCAAGAAAAGATTTATGGGCGAAGGCTCGCGGTATGGTAGCTGGGGATGGGATGTTGACGGCGTCTGGTATTTCGGTTATGGCGTAGGGGGTGGCATGATGGGCCTCGATACCGAGACGGCAAATATAAACGACAACTTCAGGATAGATAAAAGCGCGGGAGTGATAAACTTCAGCTCAGGAGTAAAAGACCAGCATATAGTAATAGAATATGTCTCCGACGGCATGGAGGGAGGCACCGACGCCAACGTATCAATAAATAAGCTCGCCGAAGACTATATTTACAGCTATGTTAAGTGGGCGATATTAAATAACAAGGTAAACATACAGGAATATGTAGTTAGAAGGGCGGCTAAGGAGAAGATGGCGAAGCTGAGGAACGCAAATATAAGGTTAAGTAATATACACTCCGGCAGGCTCCTTATGAACTTGCGGGGTCGTGATAAATTTATAAAGTAAGATGGCGAAGTTAAAGAGGAGCTTTGTTGCGGGTATAATGAACAAAGACCTTGATGAGAGGTTGATACCTGCCAATCAGTTCAGGGACGCCCTTAATGTGGGCATAGGGATATCCGAGCAGTCTGATGTCGGCGCCGTAGAGAACACCAAGGGCAACACCAATATCAGCAACCTAACGCTTGCCGCGGGGGCAACGTGTGTTGGTGCGGTAGCATATCCTGAGGAGTTTAAGATATTCTGGTTCATAGCCTCCGATAGCGACTGCTACATATACGAGTTCGATGAAGCCAATGATGTTACCACCAAAGTCCTTGAAGACGACAGGGGCGCCTCAACACAGGTCCTAAACCTACAAAAAGACTGGCTCATAACCGGCGTCAACTACTACGATGGCTTCCTCTACTGGACCGACGATTACAACCCGCCGCGCAAGATACATGTCGGCAACGCAAAAACCAAGACACAAGCTGCGGGGGTATCGCCGTCGTGGTTCAATGAAGACGATATCAACGTCATCGTGAAGCCACCATTAAATGCGCCGTCACTGGTGCTTTTTACTACCACCACACAGGAGAACAACCTCTCGGAGCGATTTATACAGTTTGCTTATAGATACAAATATGAAGACGATAACTATAGTGCTCTCTCATCTTTTTCTGCTACTGCTTTTTTTCCAGGCAGTTTTTCTTTTGATTACGTTGAGCATATCAACGAGGCTATGGTCAATAGCATCAACAAAGTTCAGATCTCTTATAACACGGGTACGTCGCTGGTTAAGGAGATACAGCTAGTATTCAGGGAGTCGCGGAGCACAAACATATATATAGTAGAGAATATCAATAAAACCGACTTCGGATATCTTGATAACTCCAGCCAGAACACCTTCTTCGATAACAGCAAGATATACAGCGTCCTCCCTAAGGCACAGCTAACACGCTTGTTTGATAACGTACCCCTTAAAGCTAAAGCCCAGGACATCATCGGCGAGAGGCTCGTCTATGGCAACTACCTGCAATTCAGGGACTTAACACGCGATGGCGAAAGCATAAACCTTAACTACACCCTTTCCCTTGAGGAGAGCACGGCAGCGACGCCGACCACTCCCATGCGTACCTTCCGCAGCGACAGGGACTATGAGGTGGGAATAGCATACCTCGATGACTACGGCAGGATGACGACAGTGCTGACGACACCAACGAGGGGCGCTCTTACCTCATCTGGCTATGATGGCACCCTATATATCCCTCCCGCCAATTCCGTTACCGCCAATGATATAAAATTCAGCATCTCAAGTCTTGGCCCCGATTGGGCGACATATTACCGCCTCTTCATAAAGCAGAAGAAGGGAGACTACTATTGTATTTTTCCCATGTATTTTGTTCAGGACGGCATCTACCGCTGGTTTCAGATATCTGTTGCCGACAGGGATAAGTTCTCTATAGGCGATTATCTGATATGCAAATCCAATGAGTCGGGGCCATCACTATCAAACACTCAATATAAGGTCCTTGATATCAAGATGCAGGAGAAGGACTTTCTGGATAATGGCGAGTCGGCAGGACTATATTTCAAGATAGGCGTAGAAGGCCCTGACTTCAAAGATGTTAACTTAACGAATATAACCTCAGCCTCAAAAGGGTCGTTGGCAAATCAAAAGAAGAAAGGGCAGCGGCATAAAGCTTTTGGCGATGCCTTAATAACTAACCATTGGCAGAATGTGAACGATCCTATTGCATACCTGAAAAATGCCAACAACATAAGCGACCTTATCATTGTTTGGCCTCAGTCAAGCCTTTTCCCCCAGCCTGCAAGCCATGCCTTTACTAAAGATAAAAGGATAACAATAAGGATAGTAGGAAGCACGACTATCGGCGTGATAAAAGTAGACACCTTTGAAGCCTACGATCTTGATGGCACCAACTATGAGATTGATGGGGCTGTAGGTCCGGCTATTATAACAGGAGTACCACAAACTATTGGCAGCCCCAGCGGCGCCGAAGGATTAAGAACATATCAGATAAAATTTAATTCACAAACAGGACATACCGTTGGCGACAGGTGGGTCATCAATGTAAGAGCAAAATTAGCTTTAGAAAATGAGACTATAGGTGGGGCGCCAATGGGGAACATTATTCAAGGATGGTTAGATGTCCCTATAGGAGCAACGACATTTGTTGATGTCGGCGGATGGGCTATAATACCTGACTGGCAGTGGGGAATAAACGAGTCAACAGGAGACCCCGATAATGGTACTCTATATGGAATAGACAGGCCAATATATGCTGGTGCAACGATAAAAATAAAGATATATGAAAATAACCCTGGGGGGCCAGATCCTATAGATAGTGGTACTCAGGAGTTTCCTCCCTCTAGCAGAAACTATGAGAATATTGAGGAGTGGTTTTATGAAGATGGCATATATAGAGATTTTGTTCAGTACGACAAACATGGTAACGATCAAGGATATAAAAATGTATTATTTAGGCGGTGTTATGATTGGAGATTGACTGCGATACAGGGAAGAGATATAACGTCAGTTATAACATCTACGGTAGCGAAAAAAAATCCTGTAAGAATGATAATACAGGGGATGGGCACTCCATCATCGGGCGGAAGTCAACGAAACCTTATTGACGTAGAGTTTTCTATCAAGCAAAGCTCCACCCCCCTAATATTTGAAACTGACCCCATAGATAATGATATCGACGTTTTTCATGAACTCTATGGCACCTTTATTGTTGATCCCACAACGGGATACCATAACGGAAATACACAGAATCAGGCGGCAGGAGTGGCGGCAGAGGTAAGCATAAACAATATCAACGCGCCATCATATAACATACAGAACACCAACTTCAATGCCTACGCCTTCGGTAATGGCCTCGAAAGCAACAGGATAAAAGATGATTTCAATGAAGACATATTACAATATAGCCCCCGCGTAAACACTATCATCGATGACTACAGGCAGGAGAGGAAGAAAGACAGCATAGCATGGAGCGCCCCCACGGGGAGGCTCCTCAACAACCTCAACGAGTTCAACCTCTCGACGGTAAACTTTAAAAACCTCGATATCTCCTTCGGAAGCATACAGAAGCTACACGCCAGAGACACCAACCTCCTCGTATTTCAGGAGAACAAGGTGTCGTATGTGCCGTGGAATAAAAATATCCTAACCACAGCATCGGGCACCCTTAATGTGACGCAGTCATCGGAGGTGGCAGGGATACAGATAAGCTATGTGGGGGAATATGGTATCAGCAATAACCCCGAATCCTTTGGGCAGTGGGGCAACACCTTATATTTTACCGACGTAAGGAGGGGCTCAGTGATGAAGCTCGGCGGCAACGGCCTCTTCGAGATAAGCTCGCAGGGGATGAGGGACTACTTCAAAGACCTCTTCATTGCGGCACCACGGACGGTGCAGCTCGGCGCCGTAGATCCCTACAGCGAGAAATATGTGCTTGCGCACCTTACAGACACCCTCCCCTGCGCCTTCAGCGTAGAGAGCTTCACAGATGGCGACACCATTACCAAGACAAGCAGCGGGCAGACATTTTCATTAAAT